AGGACGCGGCCGCCAAGGCCAAAAAAGACGCTGAAGCCGCTGAAAAGCGGCGCAAAAAGCAGGAGGCGGACAAGCGTAGCGAGGAGCTCGCCAATATCAGAAAAGCCTCTCAGGACGTCTTCGCAAAAACTGACGCCGGACGCAGGGCGAAACTGCGGGGGCAGATCGACGCCCTGCGCAGGTCGGACGCGCTCCTCTCTACCGCCGTGAAGAATGGGGAACTCACCCAGGCTGACGCCGATGCCTACAGGCAGTCCGCGCATATCGGGGAGTCTGTCGCGTCACTGCAGGACCAGATTGCCAAGATAGGCGCATCTGGCGGAAAGGGCTCCGGGCACAAAAAGTCGTCCGCGGAGACGTTCGCAGAGAACAGCCAGCGCTACTCCGTCAACCTCGAGAAGATGCGCAACGAGGTGGAGGCCCTCCGGCAGGCATCTGATCCCACGCTGACCACTTATGACAGGATGGCGGCGAAGATTAACGCTGAGAAGGAAGCAGCGATAAAGAACGCGGACGTCAAGGCTCAGGAGACCATCCGCAGAAAGGAGGCGACGGCCGCCCAGGCTGAAGAGATGGCCTCACTCGAGAAGGAGCAGGCCACGCTCAAGGCCCAGTCCGACCTCGACCAGCTAAACAATCAGCACCTCAAGGAAAGGGCAGACTGGTACCGGGAGTACGCCGAGGAGTCTGGCGACTACGCCATGAGCCTACAGCTGCAAAATGAGCTCATCGACAAACAGGCCAAGGAGTGGGCCTCTCTGGGGATCCCCATGCAGGACGTGCAGAACCGCGTGGCCCTCCTGAAGGCCCAGCTTGACCAGAGCCCCCGTATGGCGCTGGCCCAGGCTCTCCGGCAGTACGGAGAGGAGGCAAAAGACTGGACAAAGTCCATGTCTGACGCCGTCTCGCAGGTTTTCGGGGGAATGGAAGATGCCCTGGCTAACTTCGTAACAACGGGGAAACTAAGCTTCACTGACTTCGCAAACTCCGTCATCTCTGACCTCGCCAGAATCGCCATCAGGGCGAGCATCACCGGCCCGCTCTCCAGCATGCTGGGCGGGTTCTTCGGCGCTCCGACGGCTACGGCCAGCGCGAACGGCAATGTCTTCACCGGTATCGGCGACTACTCCGGCCGGATAGTCACGAGGCCGACACTTTTCTCTTACAGCTCTCATCTTAAGGCCTTCGCGAAGGGCGGCGTCATGGGCGAGGCCGGTCCCGAAGCGGTCATGCCCCTCAGGCGCATGAGCAATGGCCGGCTCGGCGTGGAATCGTCCGGGAGCGGAGTGAATGTCCCTATTAATATAGAGGTCGTAAACGAGACAGGTCAGATCACAAAGGCGGAAGCACGCCAGCAGAGGAACAACGACGGCGGCATGGACGTCACGGTCTACATCCGTCAGGTGGTGGCGCAGGACATCACGCGCGGCAACGGCGGCATGGTCGCTCAGGCTATACAGGGCGTGTACGGCGTGAAGCGCCAGCAGAGAGGAGCGTAGGATATGGCATTATCTCAGGTGATGTGGCCCACGGACCTCCCGCAGGATCCGCTCATCGACGGGTACCAGCGGACTATGGGCAGAGATGTCATTACGTCAGAGTTCGACGTCGGGCCGAAGCGCCAGAGGAAGCGCTCATCCTCGGCTATGACGCAGATCCAGTGCTCCTATTTTCTCCGCAGGAGCCAGCGCCGCTCTTTTGAGGAGTTCGCGAAGCTTGTCGAAGGAAGGTCCTTCTGGTGGCCTGATCCTGAGGACAGCTTCAAGTACAAGTATTGCCGCTTCGCCGAGGCCCCGGTCGTGAAGCCGAGGGACGGTATCCACTACCAGATCGATCTCAGGCTCGAGATGTGGCCATACATCGAGAAGGGGACGGAGGGGGCATCAGGGACGTCGGACACTACGGGTACATCCGGCAGTGGGACGACGGGGAGCTAGCCCATGGCTAATATCATCACCTCCGAAGAGTACAAGAAGTGGGTGAAGGAGTACGACTCCGATGACCCGCTGGTGGTGCTCATGACAATCACACACCCGACGCTGTCAGAGCCGGTGCGCATCTCTTCGGACGCCACCAAGTTCATCCAGCTCGACAGCGAGACGCAGGAGCCAATCTATGGGACTGTGTCCCGGGACAACACCTACTACGCACTCCCGTTCCGCTTCATCCTGCCGGATCAGCCCGAGACGACGGACTCTTCCGTCCGCGCCACCCTCGCCATCGATAATGTGAACAGGGACTATACGGATCTCATCCGCAACGTCGACGTCAGCCCGACGCTGACTATCGAGCTGTGCTTCGCATCCGCTCCGGACACCATCATCGAGACTCTTCCGGTCATGATGATAGAGGACATCGAGTATGACGTGCGCACTATCAACTTGCAGCTCACCATCGATGACCCGCGGGTGCAGACCTTCCCAGCCCTGCAGTTTTATCCATCCCGGTTCCCCGGGCTGTTTTCCTAGGAGTTCGCTATGCTTTGGTGGGAAAAGTACGTGGGCATTCCTTTTAAGGCCATGGGCCGTGATGAGTCCGGCGTTGACTGTGTCGGGCTCGGCATCCTGATGATGCGGAGAGAGAAGGGCGTCACGGTGGATGACACTGCCCTGACGTACACGGCGGCGGAGATGCGCCACTTCCGCTCTCTCCACCGCATAGACGCGCTCATCCAGTCAGGCCTCAGCCAGTGGCATGACATCGGGGACGATATGCCGCACCCCCTCGATCTGGCGCTCTACACGGTGCATGGCATCGAGTGTCACGCCGCCATGGTCATAGACACGGGGCACGTTCTCCACGTGGAGGAGCGGCACTGCGTGCATGTGGCCCCGCTCCACATCCCCGGCTACATCCTCACGAGGATCCTCAGACATGCGACCCAGATGTGATCTTCCGGCCATTCCGGACAAAAAAGTTTTTTCCCTGAAGCCAGTGGCGGTCCGTGTCCGGCCGTCCCTCATGCGTATGGACGTCTTCACGGCCAGCGTCATGCCCGGCATGAACGTCATGGAGGGCCTCCGTCTGGCGTGCCGTCAGACTGGTACGCCCATCGGCATGGTCCGCATGGCGCGGGTGTTCGTCAATGGGGCACCCATCCCCAGAGAGAGCTGGTGCACGACATATCTCCGCCAGGGGGACTATGTCTCCGTGTCAGCTCCTCTTGCCGGCGGCGGTGGCGGAGGCGGCGGGAAGAACCCCATGCGCATGATCCTCTCCATCGCTGTCATCGCTGTGGCGGCGGCCGCTACGTGGTGGGTCGGCGGCGCCGGCGGATGGAGCTTCGGCATACTCCCGACTCTGCATCTCGGGGCTGTGGCCGGAGCCGTGGCGGGCGGCCTTGTCCTCATGGGCGGCATGCTCCTCGTGAACGCGCTCTGCCCCGTCAGCACGCCGAAGCTCTCAGGGGCCAAGGACAGCGAGACCGCCCAGAAAATATGGTCCATCGATGGCGCACAAAATAAGACGGATCCCTACGGCCCTGTCCCCACGGTGCTTGGACGTGTGCGGTTCGCTCCGAGGTTCGCTGCCCAGAGCTACAGCGTGCTATCGGGGAATGACCAGTATGTCCGTTATCTCTTCGTCGCCTCGACCGGCGACTGCACCGTAGCCAACCCCCGTCTGGGGGACACCAACCTCTGGAACTATCAGGGGGCGGAGTGGCGCGTACACAGGAACTGGACTGGCGGGAGCTTAGAGTGGTTTGGCTCGGCGGCTACATCCGAGAGCTTTAACCTCGCCATGAAAAACTCCGTGGGCTGGCAGACGCGGACGACGGCCAAGGACTGCACGCACGCCCAGCTAATACTTATCTTCGACAACGGACTGAAACATATCGACAGCGAAGGGAACGGCTCTGCCGTGGCGGTAGACGTGGAGTGCAGGTACAGGCCAGTCGGGTCTTCCGGGTGGACGACGTCCGGCTACCACTACGAGGGATGCACGATAAACCCGATGCGGCGCTCCATCGATCTGTGGTTCCCTGCCGGCCAGTACGAGATAGGCCTCAGGAGGGTGACGCCCGACTCTGACTCCGAGAGTACCAGAGAGACGACGAGAGACACCTTCACCTGGTCCGCTCTCCAGAGTTTCAGGGCGAAGCCGGCCGTAGTCGGGGACTCCAGACATCCCATGACACTTATCGAGCTCTCGCTTAAGGCCACGGAGCAGCTCAACGGAAATGTTGACGAGTTCAACGTCGAGTGCTGCAGCCTTGCTCCCGTCCCTGACGGTGACGGCTGGACGTGGGCGGAGACATCTAATCCGGCATCGCTCTTCATGCGTGTGATGACTGGCACTGACATATCGAAGCCGTGCGCGTGGGACGACCTCGACATCTCCTCATGTAGAAATTTCTATTCGTGGTGTGAAAAAATGGGCTGGCGGTACAACGCGCTCCTCACCTCGAAGACGAATGCCGGCGAAGTCGTGCACAACATCCTCTCTTCTGGACGCGGTTCCTACGCTCTCCTGAATGGCCATGGCGTCATCTACGATGACCCCGACGCTCCCGTGGTGGACATGCTCACGCAGCGCAACTCGTGGAATTTTCAGGCTAAGAAGTCGCTGGTGTTCGAGAAGGTGCACGGGCTGCGCATGCGCTTTCTCAATGAGCAGAAGGACTTTCAGGAAGACGAGCGCGTGGTCTACGATGACGGCTACAGCGACACAAACGCGACGAACGTGATCGAGTTCGAGCAGGACGGCGTGACAAATCCGGATCTTATCTGGAAGCATGGCCGTCTCAGGCTCGCCGAGATGCGCCTGCGGCCGGAGACCTACACCGTGACCGTGGAGGCGGAGTCCGTCACGCTGCGCCGCGGTGATAAGGTGCGCCTTATCCATGACGCTACATTTTGGGGGGTGACGTCAGCCGCCGTCACCAAAGTAAATCTCAATGACGACAAACTCATCGAGAGCATCGAGCTCGATGACTACTGCCCCATGGACGCTGAGAAGAGCTACGGCATCCGGATAACGAACTACAAGGCAACGGACGCCTACTACTCCGTCCGGACTGTGGCCGCGGCGGAGACGAGGGTGCTGACCCTATCCACGCCCGTAGACCCTGATGTGACGGGTATATCCGTCGGTGACATCGTGGGCTTCGGGGTCACATCCTCGGTAGGGGCAGAGTGTATCGTCCTGTCCGTCACTCCCGCGGAAAACTTCTGCGCCACCATCACGCTCTGCGACGCCGCCACGAATATCTACCAGTCCAT